GCCAGCCCTTGCCAGAAGAACGCCGACTCCGACGTATTCGGCATCAATTGCAGCATGCCCGGCGTCGGCTGCATCGCGGCGCGGAACAACGCGAGCTCGGCACTGTTCCAGAACCCTTCGAAGGTGACGCTGATATCCATCAGGCCCGGGATATAGACGCGGTTGGTGTCACCAAAACACGAGACATCTTCGTACTCGGTTTTAAAACTGCCCTTCCAGCTATTGATCGAAATGATCTGGACGAGCGCGCTCCCGCCGGCCGGATCCCAACTGACCTTCCCATACCGCCCGGTTTTGATAGCCATGAACTGAATCCTCCTCAGACGGGTGTGACGATCGGCGACGCATGCGCCACATAGCGCCCGCCGCGGGAGTACCACCGGAGCGACGGATCCCCGCTGTCGGGGACCACGAGCCGAATCCGCGCCTCGTCGGTGTCCTCGAGGCGGGAGAGCGTCACCGCCTCATAGCCGGGCACCGGCGGAAGCGGTTGATCCTGCAGGAGCGTATGAATCCGCTCCGCCGCCGCGGTCATGTCGGCCGGCGGCGTCACGCTCGAGAGCCCGACGGCCGACACCGCATAGCGGATCAACTGATAGCCGCCTTGCCCGCTAAACGCGCTCACGTCGCGGTGCCCTTCCATCACGATCACCAGGTAGCGTTTCGAGTTGGGCAACGCTTCATCGAGGTGCACGCCATCAGGGCACACCGTCGCGAGCGCGGGATCGCCGAGCAGATACGCGACGAGCGCGTTATCGACGGCGGAGCCTTCCGCGCTCACCCGTTCACCTTGAAGCTTTCCGCGCGAACCATGGCGATCAACGCGTCCTCCATCGAGGAGCGCGCGCGCATCGCCGCCGGGATCATCTGGTGCGCCGCCGGCATCACGCCGCGGTTCCAGCCGCGGTAGTTCCGCGGGCGCGAGCCGCTCTCATAGGCGGCGGCATACTTCGCGGCGCTCCGCACGGTAAACGCCACCCGTTTCGCGCTCGTGCGGCGCGGGAGCACCGACAGGCCCGCGAGGAGCTCCCCGGAGCGGCGCGGCATCTGTGCCGCCGTCGCGCCCGCGGTACCATCGGCGGCGGCGCGCGTGATCGGATACGCCGCCGCGAGGAGCGTGTCGGGCAACCCTTTGAAGTCGTCCCGAAACTCGGATAGTCCCGTCCATCGCGCGGTGATCTTCACGTCGTCACCTCCGCACACATGACGAGCAACCGTTGCTGGCGCTCCTCGAGGTTGTGCACCGCCGTGACACTGAAGGCGCGCCCGTGAAACGTGATCCGGGTTTGCGTCGAGAGCTCCGGGTGATACCGCATGCGGAGCACGTGCGTGGCCTGGCTGATCACGGTGCCCGACGTCAGCCGCTCCTGATCGCCGGCGCCCGCGACGTCGATCGCGGCGTGCATCGTCGGCGGCACACACGGCGCCCACGTTTGCGTGTAGCCGCCCTCGCCGTCGGGCGTTTTCCCGCTCGGGTTCTCGAGCGTCACGAGGTGCCGGTAGCCGCCGATCGGATCCCACGCCATCACGCCACCGTGGGGATCCGGATCCCGACGAGCAAGGTATTGCGCGCCGCAAGGGCGCGCTCGAGCGTGTCGCCGACGTTCGAGCCGTCGTTCTCGTAGAGCGCGCCGAGCGTCAGGAGGATCGCCGCCACCGTCACGCCGGGGAGCTCGTCGGGCGTCGTCCACGCCGGATCCCATTCCGACTTCATGTGGATCTGTGTCGCGCTCTCGGCGTTATCGAGCGCGAGTTGTACTTCGACGTCGTGATCGTCGTCGGTGATCTTGAGGTGCCGTTTCGCGGTGTCGAGGCTCAGGATCGACATGGTTACCTCGCGTCCCGCCCGCGTTCGCCGCGCGCCGCCAGTTGCAGCCAATACCCGGCGCCGGCTTGCGTGCCCGGCGTCGTGGACGTGGCTTTAGTGCATAACCATGACGAGCGGTCGTGCGTCACGAGATCGCCGTACTCGTACGTGCGTCCATCGGCATACCGGCCCTCGGGCACCGGGATCGGGAGCACGACGGGATCGCCGATCTCGCGGGTGCGATCGCCGGAGTGGCAAGCGAAGGTGAGCGTGCGCCGCCCGTCATGCTTCACCGTGACGTGATCGAACCCGAGCCCATCGGCGCCGGGTGTGCCGTCGGCACCGGGCGGGCCGGGTGGCCCGGGGATCGGCTCGCGCGCCTCGACGACGGCGAGCCGCTCGCGGAGGATCGGCAGGATCTCCACCGCGGCGGTTTTGGTTTCGAGCACGGCGATCCGCGTCACGAGCGGCGCCACCGTTTCCCGAATCGCGCCGGCGACGAGCTCGGCGAGCTCCTCAGACGTCATAGGCCGATCTCCGCAGTTTTCAGGAGGAGCGCGCGCCGAAACGTGAGCGGGTGGATCGCCTTGATCGTGTCGGTGGGTTCGTCGGCGTCGGCCGGATCCGCGCCGGTGCCGGGCGTCGTCGCGGGGATTGCGGGCGTCGCCGGCGTCGTTTTGGCGAACGGCTGATCGCGATCGCGCTCGGCGAGGGCTTGCAGCGAGAAGTATTGCTGCTGCACCATCGGCGAGTCGCCGCCCTTCACCGGCCCGAGCCCGAAGTACTTGCGGCGCGCCTCGTTCGGCGACAACGCGCCGGCGCCGATCGTGTCGGCCGCGGCTTTCGTTTTCGTCGCCGTGTCCATCCAAATCAGATCATCGATATCGAGCTCGGAGCCATAGCCGGCGTCGAGGAGCTCGAGCCCCTCGTCTAAGCAGACTTCGATCGCGTTCACGAGCGGTTGCAGACACTCCGAGTAGTAGTGCTGCACCCGGCTTTCGTTGGTGTCGCCCGACGGCATGCGGGTTTCGTCGATCATCGAGATCGGCACGCCGAACGCGGTGCAAATCGTGTCGCCCGTCCACTTCAGTTGATCGACGAGTTGCGAATCGACGGCCGACATGGTGACTTTCTCGAACGCGAGCCCGTCGCCGAGCACCGCGGTGCCGCCGGCGCCGGTGCCGCCGTAGGTGCCGTCCCACCGGGTTTTGAGCTCGAGGGCGGCTTCGTCGCTGATATGCCCGGCCGTTGAGAGCACGCCGGAGGGCGTCGCGCCTTTCGCGAAGAAGCGGGAGCTCTGCCCTTGAATCTGCAGCCCTTGCAGGGCGGCGAGCGCGGCGGCATAGAGCGGCGACACGCCGATCAATCGGTGAAACAGGCAGAGATAGGGATCGTGAATGATCTCGCGCGCCGGCACGATCCGCGACGCCTCGTGAATCCCGGCGAGATCATCCTGGCGGAGCTCGTAGTACACCGCGCCGTCGGCCGTGACGAGCGGCGTCACGCCAGCCGGATCGAGCACATAGAGGGCGGTGACGACGCCGCGCCCGTCGCGCGCCTTGAGCACGTACGCGTTGCCCGTCGTCAGTTTCGAGATGATCCATTGCTCGAGAAACTTGTGCGTGCTCTGGTAGTCGTTGGGTTTGCGGAGCACTGGCGAAAAGGCGGGCGAGTCCGCCTCGTGCCAAATCCCGTCCCCGTCCTCCTCGACGAGCCGGAGGCGGAGCTTGCCGATATCGTTGGCGATCAACCGCACGCACGCGAACACGTACGGGTTGGACAGCACGTTCTCGGCGGAGATCTCGGCGTTCAGTTGCCACGCGCCAGTAAACGGCTCGCGGACGATCGGGTACCAGCCGCCGCCGCCCCGGGTTGCGATCGGCCGGAGCGGTGGCGGTGCGGCAGGGCGCCGCGTGAGCTCGTACCCGAACAGTTTCATCGCGCGTAGTCGCCGCTACCGTTGCCCTCGACGGCTTGCGTGGCGGCGCCAGACGGCGACGGATAGGCGGCGCCTGTGAGGTACTTCACCGCGTTCGCATTCGCTTTCGCCCAATTCACCCACCGCTCCGCGCGCAACCCGACGTTGTTGGTTTGCCAGAGCGACACGTACACCGTCGTCGCATCGGCCGGCGAGGCGGGCGCGCTGTCCATCTGGAGCGACGCCTCACGCGACGCGTCGATCGACACCTGCCCGTCATCGGCATACAGAATCAGCGACGGCTGGAGCGCGATCACGTTGGCGCCGGCGGCCTGGCTCGTCACAAACGTGAGCCCGCGATAATTGCCGCCGCCAATGCCGATCCCCGGAAACAACGGCGAGCCGTCGAGGTTCGTTCGGAAGGAGAGCGCGAGCGCATTCGCGGCCGACATGATAAACGTCACGCCATCGACCGAAATGTTCGCGGCGGCGAAGTGGGAAATGAGCCCCAGGATGTCGGCAAGCGGGTTCGTCGTCGCCACGGCTGTCGGCGCGCCGTTGGTGATCGACGCCGGATTGATCCCAGCCACCGCGGCGACGGCC